TTAACGGCCTCAAGGCACCTGCGAAAGTCGCGGTACTGGCCTGGATGGATCGCATAGACTCGCATTAGCGTCTCTTCACGCTGGCGTAATGTAGCGGTATACGTTTCTTCTCTCTCTGCGACGGGCGACTGCCAATCCTGGTATTTGTCGTAACCCTTTGGGGTTATCTTGATAGTGTGAAGGTGTTCATCTGCCTTCTCATTCAATTCTGATAAAATCGGGACAAATCCACATGTCTGTCTTTCAGAAATGATGATGCCACGCAACCAGGCTTGTGCATCAACGTCTTGATCATATTGAAGTTTCCAATGATGTTTGTAAATAGTCCGCCCAATAGTCTTGGCAAAAGCCCAACCGTACGGGCCGTTGCACAAATACGGTCTCTGTCCCAAGAAAACAATCGTTAGGGGATCATACTTCACCAACGGTTTGGCCTCTAACCCATAGTATGCCACCTTATCTGCGATATCTTTGGTGCTAAGAGTATCCGGTGCAACCGTGAGTGAGTCATCCCCTAGCACTATAATCCTGAATTGTTTGAGTAAGCCCGGGATCATGTTGCCAGGGATACGGTCGCAAGGTAGGCCAGCTATCAGCTCAGCAAACAACGTCACCTGTACACAGCCGTTGACCAACGCGTTCATTAGTGCGGTATCATCACGACCTGAGGCGTTCATCACTGGTGCCATATAATAGCCCCCAGATGAGGTAGTGCCCCTAGGATGTTCCCACATTTGCAAACAACGGAGGACGTCTCTATTGTGCATATTGAGACCCCAGCTGTGGTAAACACTTCGAACGAAGTCCATAGTGCTGATTGAATAGGTGCTATCGAACATTGAATAATCATTCTCATAAAAGGCGTGTCCTGCATATTCCGGTTTGCGGTGGCCAGAACGATCGACATGAGTAGACAACCATTCGTCCAATTGGCTCGGATTCATGCCTGACGCATAAGTTAGAGTCCCCATGTGCCACTTGTGGTGCAAGGCTTTGGTTGCATTGCGCATCCATGGCCCCATCACAATGTGCGTGTAATCAGAAGGTGCTTGAATGCACCTTGGGTTACTCGGTGGGTAATCTATTGCACCGGGTGGCATATCATTGCAGGCGAGTTCATCTTTTTGGAAAAGTTTGAAATCAATGTTCTGTGGTAATCCGTACTTCAGGTACTGTACTATGGTGGGCCACAATTGCTTCTTACGATTTGGGGCAAAATGAGTGACCCAAGGTTCAGCACTGTGGTCTACCGGCATGCCTAGCCAATTGTCCATAGGGTAGTCAGTCAAAAATTGACCTTCCTTCTGGTACAGTTCAGGCATGTTCTCACGGAGCCAGTCCAAATCGCTATATCCATAAAGTGGACACGGCAATACAGACAGATCCAAGAGTCCAGTACGTGTCATGAATTTGGACATGCTCTTCCAGCGTGCGCCGAACTCAAGCATTTCCTCCTCATATTTAGCAAACAGCGCTTTGCCACCTTTGCCACCAGGAAAAGGCTTCACCGGCTGATTCTGCGGTAAGGCAAAAATCCGGTAAGTAATTGCCAATAGCTCATTAGTGATCGATTTGGCAAATTTGGTGGGTTTCCAGTGGTCATGGCCGATGCCAATCAAGTACGGTCCCTGTGCTTTACTAGGCTTGGGCGGTACCTTGGGTCCGACGTAAATGACTTCCCTAGTGTCCTTGGTTTTTGGTGTGGATTCAATGGGCTTGACCCCAATTGGAGCACGAAAGTGTTTCACGTACCCATCTCGATGTTGTAAGGAACCACCAAGCAGGAACTCCCGGGTGTAATAGCTTAAACAACCAGGACAGGTTCGGTGCTTCCAATGAGACTTTGGAGGGGGAAACCAGCCACACCAAACGCAACGCCAACTCAAGGTCGGATGCGTCGGGTTAGGAGTGGCCTCACCCTTTCCAAAATAACCGCGGCCCCCCTGGACACTCAAATTGTAGGAGATG